AGATGAAAGAACATCATTTGTGATTGGTGTGTCTGTTGTTATTGTACCATTTTGCAAAACTGCTAATTCGTAATAGGCATCATCCATATCCTCATCTTCATCAACTTCTGTTATAACAGAAGCACCATAACCATTATCAAATTCAATTTGCGCCCTCATTTTTGGCCTTCCTCTAAAAGAAGGTACTTCTTCAAAATTTAAGTCATTAAAAGTAATCATAATAAAATTTTTTAAATTGTTAATTATTGTTAGGATGACAGGATTTGAACCTGCAACATCTTGCTCCCAAAGCAAGTACTCTACCGGGTTGAGCTACATCCTAATGTAGTTGCGGAGAGTAGATTCGAACTACTGTCTCTGGGTTATGAGCCTATTATACTGACCAATTATACGACCCTGCCATTTTTTTTCTATGAGTAATAAAAATTAATATACTCTGGATTTTCTAAATCCATTCTCCTTAATTTTTTATAATTATATCTTTTAAAGAATTTCTTAACACTTGTTGACATTTTTGCCTTTTTTAAAGAACACTGCTCACAAGTACACGCTTTTAATGGATCCTTCATTTTGTTATTGTTTTTATTACTACACAAAGATATGTTTTAATTTTTATAAAGTCAAATCTTTTAATTAAATACTTGCTAAAATGTTTTTTACTCTGTTAAGGGTCCTTAAATTGCCTGTTTTAAGAATCCATCTAGTTGTTTCAAGATAATTTCCATTATCATTTAATATAGCAATAGATTCATTTACATCCTCAAACTTTAACTTCCAGATTGCATAATTATTGTCTTCAATAATTGTTGGTTCTCCAAATGCATTTTCAAGTACATGGTATGGTACACTAATTGTGCTTTTGTTAACTAATCCAGTTATATTTATTTCTTTACCTAATTTAAAGTTATCCATATTTTTTCATTATTTTTTGTTAAATATCATAATATCTATTTCCAATCAATTTCTAAATTAGTGTAAGTGCATAAAAGTTCTTCATCTTCATCAATATCACATATAGCATAAAATTCATCTGTATTTAAATTGTGATAAACATTTGGCTTATTTGAATGATTTACATAGTATGCTAAATTTATGTTATTAGGTGTTCTTGATAAATAAATCCCATTGTCATCCAAGTTTGCTATAGTTCTTAAATAGGATTCAGTAGATTTAGGAATACCTTTAAGGTCATCCCAAGATATATACATTGTATCAACAGTTACATCTGAAAATAGTTTCTCATCTTTTTTTATTTTGCAAATACTAAATACTCCAACTCCATTGCATACCTTAGATGGTTTTAATTTTAATTTTGTATTATTTAGTATATTAAATATAATATCAGTCTTTTCCATCTTTTGTAAAATTAGTTATGTAGTTATAATCTGTTTCATATCCACTCATATTTTCTACTGTATAGATATTCATATCAATCTTATATCCAGGATTTTTATCTATCCTATTGTAAGTCCAGGCAGTGTCCATCCAAATAATTCTATTATTAGGATATATGAAATAGTTACCATTATCCATCTTAAAAAAATGACCACATTTATGTTCTGGAGTTTCAGAAAAATTAGTATCAATAACATTTCTATTTTCATGTGACCAATCAAGCGTAAACATATATGTTCCTGAACGTTTAACGCCACTTATTGACATCAAATCAGCTCTAAGACCTGCTAACCTTTCTCTTACATTTACATCTATATATGATGAAAAACAATCCCAATACATATGTTCAGACAAAGGTAGTAATTCAGCACCTTCCTTCCATACAAAGGAGTGGATAGGCCTACGAGTCCAATTTACTCCATTATCCAGAAATGCCTCAAATAACGGAACTCTCTTTTGAATGGATGCAACTGAATGTACATCAGCCAGAGTATATTCGTTAAATCCTGATTTATGATTGAATAAAAACTGATTCCTAATTAGACAAGTAACAATTGGTATATTTGCATTTAAATAAGCCATTATATTTTATTTTTAACTAATTATAAACAAAGATACAGAATATTTTTATAATTTCAAAATTATTAATCAAATCCTTCATCATATTCATTATTTATTATTTTTCCTTTTATAAATCCAGGCTTAATCATTTCTATTATTTCATCATCAGATTTGGAGGCTAAAACTGTTGAGTTTATATGTAAATAACCCCCAACCTCTAACCCTTTTGGTAGAGAATGTAAACTAGACCCATCTAAATGTAAATCGCCACCAACTTTTAATCCTTTTGGTAATGAAAAAATATATTGACAACTTGCTAAAATTAAATCACCCCCAACTTCTAACCCTTCTGGCAAAGAACGTATTTCTGATTCTTCTAGCACTAAGTGGCTATTAACTATTAAACCTTTTGGAAGTGTTTCTATTTCTGAATATGATAAATTCAATTCACCATCAACTCTTAATCCTTCTGGTAATGATTTTATTTCTGATTGTGTTAAATCCAAATCACCTTTAACATCTAAATCTTCTTTTGTTATTGGCATATTATTTTCCCATTTCCACAAAAATGGTGTTTTATGTCCTTCATTCTTTTCAAGAAAATAAAATATATTCTTTAATGTTTCTTTTTCCATTATCTATATATATTCCCTTTTATAAATCCAGGCTTAATCATTTCTTGTAATTCATCATCTGTATAATTTAGTAATGGTGATTCTACTATATTTAAATCACCATTAACTTTTAACCCTTTTGGTAATGACTCAATATTTTTGCACCCCCATAAAGTCAAAAAACCCCTAACTTCAAGATTTTCTGGTAAGAATTTAAAATTTATGCAATTCTTTAAGGATAAACTGCCACCAAATTCCAATCCTTTTGGTAATGATGTTATTTTTGTACAACTTTCTAATGCCAAAGTACCTCCAACTTGTAATCCTTCTGGTAGTGAAATTAATTCTTTACAATCTTGTAATAAAAAAAAGCCAGAAACTTTAAGGCCTTTTGGTAAAAAGGATATTTTTAAATCTCTTAAATCCAAATCCCCATTTATATTTAAATCTTCTTCTGTTAATGGTTCATTATCCATCCATTTCCCCAAAAGTGGCATTTTTTTATTTTCCTTTTTTTCAAGGAAATTAAGTATCTTTTTTATTGTTTGTTTTTCCATTTTTTATTCAAAATAAATTTACCATGCCCTGCAACTCCAATATCTTGCTTTGGTTTTTGGCCCAGGATTATCACAATTGTGTCTTGCTCTAAAATTTTTTCTTCTTTCTGGGTTTGATTTTTTAATTCTCATCACTTTGCCTTTTGCAGATGTTCCACCAAATCCAAAATTAACTTTTATTACATTACCTTTTTCATTTTTCACAAAAACCTTAAATTTTTTTACATCCCCCTGCATAGGTTTATTTAAAGTGACTGTTCTTCCTTTATATTTTGCTTCATTTAGGTCTTCAACTTCATATTCAATTGGAGCATCCAGATAAACTATTTTACCCTCATACAAGGCAATTCTGCCAATATCAGATAAAACTATTTCTTCATCTTCTTCATTTAATTGGATTAAATTATGCATCCATAAATCTCTAACTTCATTTATCAAATCAAAATATTTTTTGGAATAAACCGTAAAAACATTATTTGATAGAGTAAAACCATTTTCAATATGGTATTGTAATTCTTCAGATATTTTTGTATCTTCTAATAGAACTAATGTTTTATTTAGTTCTTTAATTAAATGTTCTTTAATTATTTTAGTTAAATTAGACATAATTAATATATTTTTAATATAAATATATCCATATTATAATAATTATAGTTATAACTAATATAGTTATTAATAATATTAATCATAAAAAATGGAACTATCAACTGTCAAAGAAAAATTATTAGGAATAATCCCAAATCCAGTTATTAATGAATTGGATATTATATTTGATAAATATGAAATTAACACAATTTTACGAATTTCCCACTTTTTGGCACAATGTGCCCATGAATCTGGAAATTTTTCTGTAAAACAAGAAAATTTAAACTACTCAGCCAAAAGATTGCAAGAAGTATTTGGGAAATATTTTACAACACACGCAAAAGCATTGTTATATGAAAGAAAACCAGTGAAAATTGCAAGTCTGGTATATGGTAATAGAATGGGAAATGGAGATGAACACAGCATTGAAGGATATAAATATCGAGGTAGGGGTTACATACAATTAACAGGAAAGAATAATTATTTATTGTTTGACAAATCATTAAATGAAACTGATTTGGAGGTTGATATCATTGGTAATCCAGATTTGGTTGCTACAACATATCCATTGATTTCTGCTGCTTGGTTTTTTAACAAAAATAATTTGAATGAGATTGCTGATCTTGGAGGAACAAAAGAGATAATTACAAGAGTTACAAAGAAAGT